AGTGACCAGGATAAATGTTTCCGCCTGGTCGACCTGTGTTCCGTGTACCAGGCTTCCGGATCCCTCAGAAATAGCAAGAGGTATTCCTAGCCTAACTCTACGATAATCAGCATTTGTAGCAGATACACCATTAATATTTGTGCTTTGTTGAAATATATGATTACCCTGGATAGCCGCACTTGTCCCTTGAGCAACAGTTTCCGGGCCGAAGAGAGTGAAAGTCACACTAGGAGTTTGACTAACACCCGCCGTGCCGCTTATATCTGACTCAGCAAAATGGTATCCAGGCGTTCCGTACCTGGAACGCCCATAGAAATAACTGCCGTAAGGAACAGAGGACATTAAAGACCTCTACTATGTAAGTGTAATATCTATCGCAGAAGCGTTAAATCTAAACACATCCCCGGTACTAACACTTTTTGAAGTCGTTAGCGTTCCGTATGCAAGTAAGTTTCCGCTTGTAGCGGCGTCAAAAATACCCATCGCAACGACAGTTCCATAGTCTGCTGTTGCAGTCGCATATTCAACATTTGCGGCGTTAGTTGCCGTGTTTCCACTGACATTAAAAGTCGCCGTTTGTCGAGCATATGCTCCGCCAGATACCTCAGTTCCGCCTCCGGAATCTGATGGTGCCGCCGTATATAGGGCAATATGTAAAGTAGTTGGGGCCGTATAAGCCGAGCCACCAAATACGTGTTCTAAGACTTTCGTCTCTAAAAAATCACTAAAACCGGCCATAGTAAGTTCCTCCTTATAATTTAGCTTTTATAGTAGTAATTTTGCGATTTTGGTTTGCCATAAGTTCGCCTTTTTAAAATTAAGGATCCCTTGTGATAATCCGCTTTCGCCTGTTGCATCCTTAGTTCTTCCATTGCTTTTTCAAAGTATTGGACAAATAAAGGAATTCTTTGATCTTCCATTAAATAAATAGAAGCGTGTTTCAAGGCCCCATATAAATAAACATCGGGGGCAGTTCTTGATAAAAAATTTTCTGTGTTGACAGTTCCCAGGGGCGGTAGTTCCGCATAATAAACCATTTGTAGCGTGTAGCTCTGGTCTGGTGTTGGGGCCAATTCTAAAGTGTCGCCATCTACTGCAAAATATTTAGGTTGTCCGGTAGGATCATCGTTTGCAGTTCTATAATCATCCATTGACTCCAGGCTAAGTTGTTTCAAATTAACTGTCGGGTTTGTGCTTTGAATATCTATATTGACGGCCCCTAGCCAATCGCCAGGTAATTGAACATATTGTGTATCAGCGACGGCCGTCACTCTTTTCATCATATCTTTGTGTCTTAGTTTTCTATTAACCTCGGCCTCTGTGTGTTTTATAAAATCGTCCAGGACATTAGTTAGGTCTGATCTATTAAGATAATTTTCTATTTGTGTTTTTAATTCTGTGTAATTCATATCAAACCTTTCCTGGCCAAGTTCTAAAAATAGCGTTATCTGGGTTATTTAACCATTGACGCCATTTTGCTTTATCTTTGTGCCAACCTTCCTGGACTGCTTTTTCCCAGATGACCAGGGGCACCTCTGCTACATGACGCAAATCTTTCCCAGGGGTGTTATCTCTTAGTTGCTTAACATAACCAATCGTGTTGCTGACATCCTGGGTAGTCGTTGTGACTCCCTTTCCGTCTTCCGTGTGGAATTCAGTTTTAAGGCCAGATTTATTGGCAATGAGCGTTGTTTTTTTCATAGCTGATCATAGTGGGGCCCCAGGAGAATAAACCAGGGCCCCAATATTTATTATGTAGTTAAATCAGCTACGATTCCGTGTGCTGCTTCGTTAGAAACCTCTAAACCATACTCAGCAAGTAATAGTTTAGTTTCAGCATCACCAATAGCGGCGATGTCTACTGTTTTAAAGTTTCTTAAGAAACACACTTTAGCGTACTCTGGATCTACTAAAAGTAGAGACCTGTCTCTGCTTCTGTTTGACGGAATAATTTCTAAATTTCCGAAATCAGACGCATAGATTGAAACGCTTGAGCTCACTGTGTTTACATCGACAGTCGCTCTAGTGTTAGCTCTTCCAGTAAAACCAGAAATAACTTGTTTATTTACTGGCCCGGCGATTGCTAATTTAGGCTCTGCTCCATTTGTAAACATAGACTGTAAAACACCTTTCAAAAGTGCTTCAGTAAGTGCTCGTCTGTTTGCGTTTGAAGCATCAGTAGCGGCCGCAGAAGCGGATCCGTTAGCTCCGCCAGTTCCTCTGCTTACATTAGTAGCAACCCAAGCCTCGAAAGATCTTGTAGCTCTTGCAGTTGAAGCATTACCGGCATTTTTAGCCTGGTTTTGGCACAATGCAGTTTCCATATTTCTCTTAAGGGCCTTAGACATAATAGCGAGTTGGTGTGCCATTTCTGACCTTTTACCCGCCGGGTCACTACCTTCTTGAGATCCGGAAATTGTCGCATTGACTGAGTTAATTTGACAAACATTACTTTCCCTTACAGTTGGAGTAGATGCCGCACGAGAAATTTCAAAACCTTCAATTTCTCCTGTTGCACTTACCGCCGGTAAGTTTTCAGTTTGCCAATCGAAAACAACATTAGAAACGTTCTTAGTTCCTAGTGCTGACATAAATGGTGTACTTGATGGATCAATGTTAAAAATCGTGTTCGATAGTTCTTCACGATCCGCAGTAGCATCATAAGTAGTAAAAGCATTTGTGACTTTTGCCATTTTATAATCCTCCTTAAAGATTATTTAGTTGTTATAAAAGTTGCTCGAAAACCTTGGCCGCATCGCTTACGCTTCCGCTTTTCCTTAGTTTCGATTTAGCGTTCTTTAACGGAGTATTACTTTTGATTTTGTTAGAGTTTCCTGGCTTAGAAATTCTTGCCGGAGCTTCTTTCGGTTTGGTCTTCACGGCCTTTTTTACTTTGCTGTGTGACCAAGCGTCTCTTAATAAGAGAATAAGTCGCCCGTCATAAATTTGTGACAGTTCTTCTTGAGTGAAACCTAAACCTTTTGCATAAGCCATCATTGACTCAGCTTCTTTTTTTGCTAATTCGTTGTCTTTCCATTCTGGAATTTTCTCGTCTATTAGCTTTTGGCCCTCTAACGCTTGTGATCTTAAAGCCGCCTGGCTTTCAAGTTCTTGTTCTTGCTTCAAACGATTCATTTCGTTTTCTACAAATTTCAGCGTTTCGCCTGTTTTGTTCCACTCTTCCTTTTGCCTCAAATATTCTTGAGGATCCTGGTCGATTAACTGTTGCCAGTTAGGCTCTTGTCGCAGATTATTTTTTATCATCATCTGCATCTTAGGTAATAAGTCGTTATATAACGCTCTTTCCTCAGACAGTTCGAGATTTTTAGCATTAAATTCTTGCTGTTGTTGTTCGGCAAGTTTTCTCTGCTCTGCTACCTCTTGTGTCTTTTTTGTGTAATCTTTCTGACGACTGTATCCGGCCTTAAGCTCGTCAAGGTCTACCTCTAAATTTTCGCCGTTTACATTAACAGTAAAAATTTGTGGCTCCTCTTCGCCCTGGTCTTCTACTTCGTCCTCTTCGGATCGCTCGTCGGCTTCCTCTTCTATTTCTTCCTCGGTTTCAGCTTCCGCCTCTACCTCAGTTTCTTCTTCCGTTTCTACCGACTCTTCTTGCTCTGTCTCTTGTTCTGGCTCTGCTTGTTTTTCCTCTTCGGGAGTAAGCATATCCAGGAAAATAGACTCGGCTTTTTCTGTTGGATCTTGAGAAGCGGTCTCGTTGTTGTCGCTCATATTCGTGTCCTCTAGTTAAATTATCTCACGACTACTGTAAAAATTACAATAGCCACCTTAAGAAACTTTTCTTAAAACATTAAAGTCCTTAGAATTTAGTTTCCCTTTTTCGACGATGATTCTTAAATGTCGTTCTACCTCTGGTAAAACTTTTAATGCCCGGTAAAGATTTTCCCGTTTGTCCAGGTCTTTAGCCGAGGTTGATTCCCATTCTTTTATTAACTCATTTTTGTAGTTAATGAAAGCACTTTTAAAGACATCACTTTCCAGGAGTCTTTCGGCCTCTTGGCCGTCATTTATTTCTTTTTGTTTATCCATTTAATATTTGGTCTAATTTTTCCTCTAATTTGTCAAAACGACTCAAAAGCCTGTCCATATCACGCTCGTTATCGGTTTTTGACACATAGTCTTTAGACATTTCCTCTCTAGTTTTATTTAATAAAATATCGACTCTTTTTAATTCCTGGCTATTTTGACGGATCCCATAAACAAGAGGGGCGTATACCAGGGTTAAAATAACATTCCAGACTAGATAAGGTGTCAATTCCATAATTAATAACTCCAGACAGTAGGTCGATTATTCTCTTTAGAAATATCTAAGTGAATAAACCTCTGTTTGTGGTCTCCTTTCATATTAACACCTATTCCGGAAAAATTTAGTTCGGTTGCCGCACACAATATTTTATGAGCATCGGCTCCAGAACACAAGATGTCGGCCGCCAGGCCTTTATTGTGTGTTCCTTTTACTTTTTTCTTTTTTTCTATCGGATGGTTGTCGCAACGATACCCGGAAGATATTTTCAAGGGCATATCTACTTTAGTCCTTAATTGTTGCAATTTAGAAACCAGGTCAAGTGATATCCCTTGTTTGCCGCAATGCTGACAGGCAAACTCTTCTGGACTAAAATTAGGAAAGTTCCAGATCATTGAACACTCCTATATGGCCCAGGTACTCGCCAACAATAATTAGGTCTGGATTCATTTTTATTGCTTTTTCCTGGGCATCCTCAAAACTTAAAGCCTTGATTATGGGCCCACTAAATAAATGTTCCTGGCCCGTTGACGAAATAGCTTTTATTTCTGTAAGGAACATTAACATTAACGAGGCTCAATAATTTCTTTTGCTACTTTTGTTTTTTCTTTTAGTAAATTTGACTTGTCGTATGATCTTAGGCCACTCATTCCAAGCATAGCCATCAATATTGTTGATAACTGTGTGAAATCAAACTCTGGTAAATCTACATTAATACCAGACAGTCTTGCGGCCCACTCAGCTAACGGCAAAATGATAAAATGCACTCCAAGGGCAATCGAGCATATCCATCCGACAGACGGCCTCCAGGAATTTTGAAACCAATTTTTTGATTTTGCGTCCTCTTTTAAAATTTCAATCTGGGCCATATTAGCCTGGTGAAATAGAGTTTGCAGTTCGTGGTCTAATTTAGCCTGGAGGTCTTTGTCTTTAACAAATTTTCCAATAATATCAGACGCCGGTTTTATCAGACTTTCTAACATTTACTTTCCTTATTTTTTCTTGTTTTTTTTCTTCTTATTTTTCATCGGCGGTCTTCCACGCTTAGATCCATAAGTACCTTTTCCTTTTGGCATTATGCCCTCCTTTTTTTGGTTGGTTTTTTAGCAGTTTTTTTAGCAAGTCGGAACGCCTTGGCCGTTGGGGCCCCTTTAGTTCCTGGCTTACGCATTTTCTCGCCAGATCCGGCCTTAATTCTGGCCCGTTTAGCGTGAATATTTCTATATAGTCCTGGTCTTTTCTTTTTTGGCATTATTACCTCCTACCATTTAGTGCGTGAGGCCCAGTAAGCCGCACTCATTTTACCTTTAGCTATGTTTTTTGCATGACGGGCCTTAAATGACTTTCGTCTGGCCTTGTCTTTTGCAGTTTTAGGGTTTTTTCCGGCCCCGGAGACTCCTTGTTGGCCGAACCTAATCGTTTTTATTTTGTCTCCGCTTTTTGCGACGACAACGTGGCTCTTAGTTTTATGTCCAGGCGTTCTTTTAGGCTTGTTATAACCCGATACCCCGGCTCTTTTTAGTCTTGGATCTTTTGCCATATCAATTTCCGTATATTGTCTGGTGTAATTTGCCGACCTCTTTCTCCAGGTACTTTATTTTTTCATTTTGCTCAACATCCAGGGGCAATATGCCTCCGCTTTCCCACTCTCGTTGCCATTGTGCAAGTTCTTTTGTGTCGGCTTTTAATGAAATAACCTGGCTTTCCAGGTTGTTAACCTGTGCAGTCAAAGTCACATAAGTGTAAGTAAGAGCACCGATGGCCCCAATTATCTGAATTAGATAAGGCAAAGAAAAAGTTAATTTGCTTTTGTCGCTTATATCTTCCATTAATGTAGCCATTCCTCGCTTACTTTTATTATTTCAATTTTATCGTTATCTAATAATGCCTCTCTAAAAACTAATCTTAAATAAAGCTCTGCCTCTTCATAAGTGTCGGCCTTTATTTCCGTGCCAACGAATAATCTGTCCTCGGCAACGGCCTCTAAATGAAAAACCTTACTGCGGTTGGCCGTTAGGGTTTCCAGTAGATGATCCGTTAAGTCCGACAGATTTGTTTCGCTGTCTAATTTCTTCTTTATCTCTTTCCAGGTACGCATTTATTTCCGCCATAGTTAGTTCTGTGCCATATTTAGCATTTAGTTCCATCACTTTTAATATTGCGTCGGCCTGGGCCTGGTCTCTTCTGAAATCGTCATCCATAAGAATTTTAAGTCTGTCATTTTCAGCGTCCACGATGGCTTTATTTGCCGATGCTTTTGCTTTTTCACTTTCGGCCATTGCCAACATTTCCTGGGCGTCTGGTTTTT